TATGAATGAAGAACTGAAACACGCTATGGCGTCAATGGGGGATTATGAGATACTGCTGTATTCTTGGTTTTTGCTTATTGGGTTTCTTTTTTCTGCAAAATGGGCACTTACCGTGTTTTTATTTTTGACCAGGTCTCTGTTGATCGCGATTACTTTTTTAGTGATAGAAATTATCGGTATTTTTTCAAAAAAGTACAAAAAAATAATACTTGAAACCATATAAAAAATTATGAAATTCGCCTAGAGCGTATGCGAGAACAAATACGCTCTAGAGGGATTCTTGACTATGAAAACTTGCAATCAGTGTGGGAAGGGTCTAGAAGAGTACGATTCAAAAAATTGCATATCATATGTATGCGAAAATCCAGAGTGCCCAAACTATGCCTTGAGGCAAATACCAAAAGAGGATATGCCAAAATAGTAATATCCTCCCTCTCACTCTGTCGATATCTACCCCCAGTGCCGACAGAGTGAGGGGTGCAATTCCTCTCCGAAGCAGATGGGATACTTCAAAGACAGAATCCCTACTTGATAGGGAAATGTCGGGTTGCAAACTTCCCGACTCCCACGGGTATTCTGCAAGCAGGAAACGTAGACCTGTAGGCACTCGATGAGTTTCGGCTCACTATCAATGCCGTGCGCACGGAAGTTTGATACTTGTGCCTTGAGAAAAAAGCGCAAAAACGTCTAATGCGCGAAACGGCGCACGACGCGTCTGACGATACCGCGGGCGACGCCGTTTCTTTCTCTCATTTTTTTAACCTATGATCTGTCCCAACTGCCACAAAGAACGCGAACAATTCGTCGGATTATCTTGTTCCTCTTGCCACATTGCGGCAAAAAGAGGGGAAGAGATGGACGAGATCATTCGCCAAATTGACGAAAAGAACCGCAAAAAAGCCGAAGCGAAGAAGCGGTCGATGATGTTTGAGCTTCGGACCGAGGATGAGATTCTTGGAGAACTCCGATCTCTCTCAAGAGACTTCTCAGATGAAACGAGAAAAAGGGAACAGGAACTTTATGCGGAGAGGAGGAAAGTGAGAATTTTCTCCGAATAGCGAATATATATAGCGAATATATGAAAATTTATGAAAATATATAGCCAACGTGACCCACGGTGGGCGAATGAAAAACTTGGAACTTGCACCGACACTATCGGAAAATCCGGGTGCAAAATAACCTGCCTCGCTTCTTTTTGTGGGAAGACTCCTACCGAAGTGAATAGTATTATCCCGTATGTGAACGGATGCCTCACGAACGATGAAACAGCGGCGAAGGCACTCGGACTCTACTTCGGAGGGAAATCAACCACAAAGCCTGACCACGACTGCATTGCAGAAACAAATCACTACAAGAGCAAGGGCGTTCCACAGCATTTCTTCATTCTGCTTGCTGACGGAACGTGTGTCGACCCGCTTGATCTTGATCCGAAGCCAAAAAAGAACCCCTACAATATCGTTTCCTATCGTCTTTTTAAGCCATTAGAAGAACCTATGAATAAAGACTTCATCAAAGCAATCGAAAAAATAGTCTCCGAAGACTACGGGGACAATCTTAACGAGAAAGAACAGAAAGATGCCGCCAAGAAGCTCATCGATCAACACGACCTCTTCATCTCGGCGAGTCAAAACGTAGAGCATATGATGGTGGAACTCCAAGAAGCGAACAACAGAATCAATACGCTCACTAAAGAAGCGGAAGAATTCAGAGAGCAGATACAGGAATTAGTAAGAACAGTCAAATACAAGGAATCTGATATCGAACAGTTGAACGAAGCTCTCGAATCCTGTGCGAATACTGCGACACTCGATAACTTCACGCTTACAGAAATTGCCGGGGCGTTTTTTAGAAAGTTAATCAACGTAAAAAAATAACTATGACCGGATACAGAGCAATGATCGCCGCGCTCGTGCAATTCACCGTAGCAATGGGGATGTGGACGCAGGCGGACGCGGAGGGAACAGAGGCGGCGATACTCGCCATCGTGTCGGCGGTGTCGTTTTTGGCGACAATCTACTTCAAGGTGCGGGCGAATATACGGGAGATGGGGTTGAAGTACCAGATATTTCGACTGACGGGATTGAAGGGGGCGGATTATACAGCTGGTAAGGAGTGATGCCGCGCCGTCCCTCCCACCTCGAACTTCTCGCCGGACGACTCCTTTCGGAATTGCCCGGTGAAAAGCCGGTTCCGGAATTTCGTTTTCACCCGACGAGAAAGTGGCGGTTTGATTTTGCGTATCCGCAAAAAAGAGTAGCGATTGAGATTGAAGGAGGAGTCTGGACCGGCGGCGCGCATACGCGAGGGAAGCACTTTGAATCGGATTGCGAGAAGTATAATGCGGCGGCGATACTCGGGTGGAGGGTGTTGAGGTTTACGGGAGAGATGGTCAGTAAGGGAAATTTGACAGAGACGGTGATGATGGTAAAATAGCAAATAACAACTTCACAATTTGTGCCAATGCCATTTGCCGATGGCTTTTGAGGCGACAGGTATTCCAGGGTGTATACACCTTTTTTGACTGGATCTCCACGCAGTAGAAATACTTCGCGGGATCGGCAAAATCCACGATGGTGAGTTCGCAAAACGAACGAAGCTCGTGGAGAGCCTGTCAGAGAAGGTGTTTTTGTTACCAAAAAAAGTGAGAGAATAGGGGCTCTCCCTCACCAAATATGAAAGTGTAAAACCATTTTTTCTTTTTTGATCGGGGGACAGAGAGAAATCTTGAGCTTTACGCTTGGGATTTTTTTGTTGGCTCTCGCGATTGTCTCTTCAAGGGATGGAGATAAAGAGCGAGAGCGAACACCGTGGTTGGCTTTCGCCGTTAATTTCCACGGATAGAATTATTAGCCTATGGCTAAGATATTCACGAAGTACATAACGCTCAGAAATGGGCGTCGATTGTACGCCTGGCAGAAAGGCAAGAAAGCGTTCTGCATCGAAGTTCCCGATGATAAGGGAGCTGACGATAAAAAAACTACCTTCCCGAAGAAGGGAAAGTAGTTTGCACTGCAACTGGGAGTCTTCTTGATCAGGGGGCTCCCTTTTGCTTTCTTACATTGTACCACATCGTCAATGGTTGACGAAGGGACTTCCCTTTGTAGCATCGGGAGGGGAGGGGTGTCAAATGAAAATGAAAAAGGATACCTCGTTGGGTATCCTATGTGTGAAAATGGCGTCCTTGCCTGTCGAGGTGCATCATGCGAGTCTCGAAATCCTGTAAATAGCTCCCACATTTCTGTCGGCAACCCGAACTCATTATTTTAATACCCGAAGCTGGGTATCCTACCAAGGAACAAATGGAGCGTGAGGCTCCGACTCCGAACACCGACCGAAATCAGTGAAAAAGAACGGGGGGTGGTCGTCGCCTTTCGATTGGGTTTGGGAATCATTTTTCCCATCTTCGTAGCCACGGTTGTAATCGTCGCTTCGAGAACCAGAATCTTTTGAATCGCTATCGCTTGAAAACCAGCTCATGATATTTACCTCGACGGTTTTTGAAAGAACTATCCTGTACTCATATCCTATTGGGCATTATACAATAAACAGAAATCGTGTCAATGCTCCGTGTCGATAACTTCTGACATAATCAAGCGCGCGAGTGTTGACTTCTTTTGAAAATTATGCTTGTATGACACGTTGCCTCGGGATTCCGGAGACGGAATATCAACTACCCCGAGGCACTGTATTATTGTGCGCCCGAAAACGGGTGTATAATATCTTTGCCCCTGACCGGAGTAGTTGCCGGTTGGGGGTTTATAATTTTTGTATGCGGATATGGAAAAAATGGGTGCATCTGCACACATGGACTGAGTGGCAGGAATCATCAATGAATCGGCACGTCTGGTCGCACGCGAAGACGGCGTATCGATTTTGCAGGGAATGCGGAGAGGAAGAGCGGAGAGTGGTGGATGTGGACTGCACGAAGATGAAGCGCGTTGGAAGGTGGTGCGAGGGGTGTGCTTCCCTCCTTGCAAAAAAGACGATAGGGGAGTATATTGTGCCTAACGATATAACTATGGCAAAGAAGAAAAGGCGATCCATTATGGGAAGACCGGCGAATACTGACCTTATTTTGAAGGTTAGGAGTCTTTTTGCTGAAGGAAAAACCTACGGATTTATTATGAAAGAGCTTGGAATTACGGATACAAAAACTATCTATCGTTACCGGAAATATCCGCAAGAAAAGATAGATAAACAGCTTGAATGCGCCGAAAAAATGAGAGCTTGACAATTGGGCAAATGTGGAGTATACTGGTGATAGATTCGTGGATGTATGTCTCGGTTGTAAGTTTACGGCTCTATGTCGCATAACTTACAGTAGGAGACAATAAAGGCTTAAAGCCTATAGACCACGAATCTAAAAGATTCGTGGTTTTTTGTATGTCAAACCCTCCGAGCAGAGCTGGGGTGTGGAAATTCCAACTCTGCGCCGAGGGGATGAATGGGTTCCGCTCTATGAGGAGGAGAGCGGAACCAAGTCGGGCGAGAGTGCCGTGCAAGCCGGAGACTCGCCCCGCGCCACATGGTCACCTATCCCTCCTGATGGTGACCAGTTGGCGCGAAACACCGATCCATATTATGCGATCGTCGATCGAGTAGCGCACCGCGCCGGACGGATTCCGGACTATCGATGACTTGCGCCTGTCTGCTCCTTCATCGAGGCGGGCAGGTAGGCGCAAGAGCGAAATTTATGGAGAAAGCGCCAAGCATAAGCTTCGGGGGACCGGAGGTATACGACAAGGAGCCTCAACTCCCAAATGGGAGTCGAATGTACTGGATAGCGTATCTCGCGGGACCCGAAGCGGAGAGGCAGTATTGGGCGGTTCGGAGGGAGAAGGAGAATAAGTAGTTAATCATTATCGACTGCTGACGGGTGGGTAGTCTCACATTATGCGCATAGCGCAAAACTGGGGGAGGAAGCTCAAAGAGCGGGTCTCGGAGTATATGACCCGACCGAGGATGGTGATACGAGCAAGAAGCTTTTACAGTCGAGCCGATCTCCGGCTCTATATGCGAAAGCGAATCGCGCTCGCCGTCTTCGTGGCAGTAGTAGACCTGTACGTGTGGTCGACAGTGATCATTCAATCAATTCCGATGGTAGAGCATGCAATGGCGAGTGAGAGTCATGTGATTATTCGTGAGGATTCCCAGGGAGACGAGCGAAGCTCGTCCACCGAGCCGACACCCGGCTTGCCCGAAGAGTCTAACGACGGAACGGTTCCGGCTGTTCCGCATACTGAATCCGAGGAGGGGTTGGATCACGCCGAGCTGGTTGTGACCCGCCTCTCCGAGGAGTCAATACATGATTGTCACAGTGCGGCAACAGTGTACGGGACGGTGTATTCCGTGGATGAGAATCTTCTTCACAAGATGATCAATGCGGAATCGGGCAATAAGCCTCGCGTTGAAAATGGGCACAGTACCGCGACCGGATGCTTTCAGTTTGTTATTGGCACATGGAGGCTCTATGGGAAGCGACACTGGGGCGATGAGTTCTATTCGAAGAATATCTACAATCCGGCGCACAATGTGGAGCTTGCGGTATGGGCGATCTCGCAGTATGGCACCGGTGATTGGAATGCAAGCAAGCATATTTGGAATCGATGACATCCATATGAAAAAAAGATTCGTGTACAGGAGCGATCTCGAATCACTCCTCGACTGGGCGACAAGCGATGACACAGGATTGTCGTCCAAGGCACTGCTTCGCCATATGATGGGATTCTCGCAGAAGTATCCCATGCCTCCGAGTGATGCGGACGACAGAGGACGTTGTATGAGGCTTCTCAAAATATGTCCGGAGTGGATACGGCTACTTGAGGATCTTCGCCCCTATTGGGGGGAGCAAGTTGATCTCATCAAAAAAGAATTCACGTTATGAACCAAAAAACAAAAAACCTCGTCAATAATCTTCCCGAAGACTTCGATCCGAAGCTCGAAGATGAGACGAACGACCTCGATAAGATCGAGCAATCGAAGCTCGAATTCGACCGAGAGCAGACTCATATCATCGCGGAGCATGGAATTGCGGGGATTGTGGAGGTGGAGGGCGTGAAGCGGTTTGAGACATTGAGGCAGTGGTTCGCGAAGGGATTTTATCGGATGACTATATGAACAAATACGATGAAGACTATGACGCGGGAGATGGTGATGGATGTATCGTTGTGATCCTTCTTGTGATTATTGTGTTTATTGTTGTGGACATTTTTTGGAATCTCGTATAAAGAATAATTCGAAAAATAAAAACTTATGGCGGCAACAAGGAGGATGTTCAGTCAAAGAATCGCCAATTCCGCTCGTTTTTTGAAGATGTCTCACTCCGCTCAAAATCTCTACTTCCACTTCGGAATGAGAGCTGATGACGATGGCATTGTGGAGGCATTCCCGATCATGCAGATGCTCGGCGCCGCCGAGGATGATTTCAAGGTGCTTGTTGCAAAAGGATTCATTGTTCCACTCAATGAAGATCTCGTAACCTACATACTCGACTGGAAAGAGCATAATCTCATCAGGGCAGATCGCAAGGTCAACAGTATCTATAAAGACCTCCTGCTTCGCATCGTTCCCGAGGCGGATCTCATCTCTCCAAAGCCAAGAGCCGATACCGGAGTTCCTACAGGTAAGGCGTCCAGTGGACGTCCACTGGACGCCACGAATGATACATGTGGACGTCCAATGGACAGCGTGGACGTCCAATGTCCGCCAATGGACGGCATAGGTAAGGATAGGTTAGGTAAGGTAAGGAGAGGCAAGGATAAGCAAGGTGAGAGAGAGGGGATGCAAGGGGAGAGGGAAGTCGGGAACTCGGTCGCTCTCGCGACCTCTCCACCCTCGCCTTCCGAAGAAATGCAATCCTTCATAAAAATCCCCGACGCTCGAGAGCATATCATCTCGTGGCTTGTCGAGAAGTCGGTCCCAGATCAGATTGCGCGGAGAGAACTCGACAAGTTTCTCTTGTACTGGACCGAACGCAACAAATCTGGAACGAAAATGCGCTGGCAGATGGAGCCGACCTTCGAACTCAAACGACGACTTGCCACATGGTTCAATCGACTTTCGGAATCAAAAAATAAAGAAGAGCCAAAAGCAATACGCATATGATAATCGAACCTAATCCAAGATCCAAAGACTTCCCGTTGGGAGCAAATAATTTTGAAGGACTTTTGAAAAATCTTTTCTGCATACAAATGCGTTCCAGCGCCGAGATATGGGTCGAAAAAGAACGTGCCCAAAAGTTGCAAACACTTCTTGAAGGAATAAGCACACATCGCTTCGTGCTCTTCGAAGACGAGACGGTCAATACGGCGGACATTGTCGGGATATTCTCGGCGGAGACGATGCTTGAGGTTGCCCACCGAAAGAATGGCGAATGGAAGTGTGAACATGGTCGGTGGTATGGAAAATTCGAGAAGTGCCAGTGTGGAATAGGCGTTGATATGTACAAGAATTTTTCGAAGCAACCCTATGTCTGAACGAATCATCGATCTCAATGACCCGAAAAAACGAATGGAGATCATCGAATTCGATCGACTGATCGCTCCATATGAAAATGAGACGGTCACCGTGATGGGGGGAACGACGTATGTGAGAGAGCTTTCAGGATTTTTGCTCTATCTCCACAAAAACGGAATATACAAGTACACTGAGCGCTACCCGCTCGGCGCGGTTGTGAATCCCGAAGCATTCCGCATCGCCATCGACAAGCATTCCGCGCTCGCGCGACTCCGCGACAGGAGGGAGTGGGCGAAAAATAATCCATCTTGATCGCCGTATGAAATACTTTGCGCCACTTGTCCCTCTTGCCATTCTCGCCGGTGTTGCCGTCGTTCTCGGGGGGATGTACCTCCTCAAGACTGATCCAACCTGCAAGGAAGCGATACGGCTTCGCGATACGGAGACGACTCATGCGCGGTGGGAGCGATGGGTTGTGACGACGGATGAGGAGTGGAGGGGGGAATGTTTTGAGTGAGAAGCTTTATGAAAAAAATAAAAATAATGTATCGGGTATTGTCGCGACGCGAGTATGGAAGGATGCCATGGGAACTCCGCGCGGCGCATACGCACGCCGCTCGCGAACTAACGAAGGAGGCGCTTCGCGACATTGAGAGATCCGGGTGCGCGTCGATCGTCTCCATCTCCGCGGGGACGAGACACTTCCCTGAGCACTGGCACCTCGAGCCGATAATCGCCGTGCTCCGATCCGGTGGATGGATCGATGATGAGGCGCGGTTCCTCTTTGCAAAATCACCCCTCTTTGGCGAGATTGAGATTGAGATGCAGTATGAAGACTAAACTCACCAAAAAAACTCTCCGAGACCCAAAAACAGGAAAATTTTTAGCAAACAAAGACAAGGGAGCCGTCTTATCGGTCGCGGAGCTCGAGCGGTCGGCAATCATCGAAGCGACCGGAGGGGATCCTGATGTGGCGATGTTCTTTCTCGCGTGGCTTAAAAACGGGAAGAACTCGACAAAAGCATACATGGAGCTTCATCCAGGCGTAAAAGTCGAGAGTGCTCAAGCATGTGGATGCAGAATGCTAAGCAAGGTCAAGGTTTCCGCCGTTCTCGAGAGCTACAACCTGGGGCTCGACGCGTATATGCAACAACTTCGCGACGGACTCGAAGCGAAGCGGGAGGTGGTGCTTGGAGCAGGGGAGGATGCTGTGCTCGAATATCTCCCCGATCACCGGACTCGCCGGCACTATCACAAGGCACTTGGTGAGCTTCTAAAACTTGAGGGAGCGGCTCCGGTCGTGCAGGTGAACAATCAAAATCTCCAACAAAACAACATCGAGAATATCTCAGACGAAGACCTTGACGCACTCCTCGATCGATAAAATATGGAACTCACCACAAGACAACTCAAGATCGCGGAGCTTGAACGGCGGAAGCGCGAAGCTGAGAATGACCCTGCCGCATTCATCTCGAATTTCTGTTGGACGTTTAATCCGATCGACAAACCACATCATTTCCCATTCAAACTCTTCCCATTTCAAGAGGAGAAAATTGTCAGGGAAGTCCAAAGGGCAATCGACGAGGGGTATGACATCTTCTTCGACAAGACGCGAGCTATGGGGGCGACGTATACCATCCTCGACACCTTTCTGTGGTATTGGCGGTATGTTCCCGGCTCGAACTTCCTCCTTGGAAGTCGGAAGCAAGACCTCGTCGACAATACCAGAGACGGCGGAGGAAACAAGGAGGAATCCCTCTTTGGAAAGATCGCCTACACGATCGATCGTCTCCCAAAATTCATCCTTCCGAAACAGTGGGATAATGCCAAGCAATTCACTTTTATGTCCCTTATCAATCCGGAGAACGGGAATGTCATCTCCGGTGAATCGAGCAATCAGAACTTCTCTCGTGGCGGGCGCTACAAAGCAATCCTCCTTGATGAGTTCGCATTTTGGGAAAACGATTCTGCGGCGTGGGGAAGTACGGCGGACACGACCGGATGCCGAGTCGTGCTCACTACTCCGGGAATACGACCGAGCAAGGCGAAGCGATTGCGGTTTGGAACTGACGGCGAGACGATCCGCGTGATTGAGCTTCCGTATCATCTCGATCCGAGGAAGGACGCGCGATGGCTCGAGCGAGAAAAACTCCGTCGGTCCGCGGATGACTTCGCTCGGGAGATTATGATGAACTGGGATACCTCGGTCGTCGGGCGCGTCTATCCGGAGATTGAACACGCGAAGATTGGCGATTTTCCATACATGCCGGACCAGCCGCTCTATTGCGCGTGGGACTTCGGGCTCGATGGACTCCCCGTCGAATGGTGGCAGAAGAATCCCGCGAACGGGCTCTGGAGGCTCATCGAGTCAGTTATGGTCGAGAACAAGCCGATCCAATATCTCTTCCCGTTCTTCCCGGGAAATCTCATTGATTCGGTGTTCCAGTATTCTCCAGAGATGCTCGATCTTCAAAGGAAGACGGTACTCTGGAAAAAGGCGGTACACTTCGGGGATCCTGATGTGGCGAAGCGATCTCTCATATCGAAGGAGGGGAGCAGTACGCGGCGTGAGCTCGAGAGTGCCGGTATCTATGTTCAGACCAAGCCGGCATCGAATGACTTTCCGACACGGCGCGAAAAGACGAAACTGATGCTCCAGCGAGGAATCGAGGTCAACAACACTCCGGGGAATGACGTCTGGCTCGAATCGATGAAGCAGGCGCGATACCCGCAACGAAGCGAGAACTCGCAGGCGACGAGTGCTATTTCACTCCCAATACATGACTGGACAAGTCACCACCGAACCGCGACCGAGTACTTCGCCGTCAATATCGGGGCTGACGACCTCCGCACGAATGACGACTACGCGAAGTATGAGAACTGGGACCAAGATAATTATTTTTGATACACGTATGTTTCTCAAGTTGCAATACGATCGGAAGGCGGGGCGGATGGATATCTACCGGCGCGGATCCGACACGCCTATCGCGACGCTCCAGCCGGACGAGTTCGCGGATTTCTTGGGACAAATCAATGACTTCGTGGATCGATTCGCGCCACAGAAACGACCAAGACCACTCGCGCGCGCCCTCCACAATTCATTCCGCAAGGAATCATGGAAGTGGATCGGTGGCGCCATCGTCGAGAAGGTATCTGGTATATTCAAGAAGTGAAAACTCCGCACACATCGACGTATAAGGGGAAGCGAGTGTATATCCGACTCAAGACCGGGGAGCGAATCGTGGGGAAATTCCAGAACAAGAACGCGCATTTCCTGTGGATCGACGAGCGGAAGATTCCGATTGCGACCATAAAAGCATTCTCGATATGGCGCGGAGAGAGAAGGCTTGCGAGGGGCGGCGGTATGTGCTACTATGGCGACATAGATTGACTTGTCTCCCAGCTTTGGGGAGATAGCGACCTATCAAGTAAGCTCCACACGGAGCGACCACTTGGTAGGTCGCTTTTTTTGTGTCCAATTTTCCTATGGAGAATGAAGAGCAGGCGCCGAAGGATATTCCTGGGATCATTACCGAATCGGAGGGGCAATTCGACGAATGCTCGACAGAGATGAAGAATATCCGCAAAGGACACGGCTACTCGTGGGATGAACGCGAGGAGCTCTTTTTCGGCGGGTATTACCGAGCCGGCACCGAAGGGACGCGGGAGCGGTATATGGACTCGACCGGGGAACTCACGACGCTCGCGATCGATCGCGCCTCGCGCGTGGTGTCGCAACTCCCCTCGGGACGATTCGAGAATCTCTCCGGCGATACCGGGAAAAACCTCTTGATGAATCTCCTCTTCGAGCACTATGTGCTCCCGAATGGCGGGAAGGGTATGCCGGTGCTCTCCGTCCTCCGAACCTCGAATCTCTATTCCGACCTCTACACCATCCCTGTCCTCGTCGAATGGTCGTCGGATGACTTCTACACGGGACCAAAGTTTGTCGTGATTAATCCGAGACGGTTCTACCCGCAACCAGGGAAGGAATCGATCGGCGATATGGAGTATTGCTTCGTGGACACCTTTGTTTCGAAGGAGTGGCTCAAGACTCGCGATCAGAAATTTTTCAAAAATGTTCCAGCGATTCTTCAAAAGGGTGTCAATACCGGACCGGGAGCGGAAGAGTTGAGTCCGTCGGAGCGGATCAATAATCAGTCAGGCATTCGCATACGACACCGATTCACGCAGAGCGGTGAATGGCTCGCGTGGAGCCCCGATGCGAAGCTCGAACTCGTCTACGAAAAAAACTGGTTCACTCGCATCCCCATTGCACTCAAACAGCAGTACCCGCGCATCGGGAGTCTCTGGTCGTATACCAACTTCGAACGCGGACACGCGACGCAGGTGAAGATCGACTCGCTCTCGGCGGCGCACCTCCGCGCGGTCGAGATGATGATCGATCCGCCGGTGATTCTCGATCCAATCGATGCAATCCTCTCCTCATTTAAGCGGAAGAAAGGCGCAACGTGGTTTGTGAAGAACGGAAAAACAGACTCAATCAAATTCCCGCCGGTTGCTCCGCAGGCGCTCGCCGCATTCTCGGAAAGCTACCAAGTGCTCAAAGCGAATCTCCTCTCGATGTCCGCCTCAACCGATACCGCGGTCGCCGCGAAAACAGACCCAGGCTTCGGAAAGTCCCCGGAGGCGCTCAAGCAACAAGCCTCGCGTCTCGGTGCGCGGGATTCGTGGGACCAGGACTCGATGAAGATGTTCGTCGAGGATCTCTTCTCGATTGCGGCGGACGAGATTGCGACTCTCGGTGTCGACCAATATTCCTTCCCCCTCATGAAGGACGCAATCGAGCGAATTCAAGAAGACTACCCAGAGGAGAATCTCGAAGAATTTTTGAGTGGGAATACCTTCTCGGTCAAAAAAGATCGTGTGGAAGGAAAGTACCGCTACCAGATGGAGCCCGGGAGCACCCTCATGAAGGATGAGGACACTGCCGAAACCATTCTCGCGCTCCTCAAGATCTATGCCGAAAACCCGAAAATCGAAGCAGAACTCGCCGCAAGCGGTCAAAAGCTCGACTATGGCGCGGCATTCAGGATGATCCTCCGCGAGAAGGGATCGAAGTTCGCGAAGAAGATTATCGTCGCCGCAAAGACGGAGCCCGAAGGGACAGCGGGAGTCGGCGATGATGGTGCGACGGTTCTTCCCTCCGAGAGTGTCCCACAGCCAACAATGCAACCCACTGAACCAGCACCCCTATGAATCAAGAAGACATAAGCAAACTCAGAAAGAGAATCGAGGAACGCACCGAGCGCTTCCGCGCGTCGCTCACCAACAATGCGCACAAAAATCCCGATGAGGCGATCGCTACGCTTCACGGGATGGTTGGGTGGGGTATCGTGAGTGCGTCGATTGATGCGATGATCGCGGAGCTTTTGGAGCCGGAGGTGTTTGAGGGAGATGCCGTATCGTATGCCGTCTCGGGAGAGTCGAGGCGACTCACGATACAAGCGCTCCGGTCGATCGTGGGCGCGGTGGATTCAGTGGTCGCATCGAGACAGAGCGGAAAAAACGAAGGCGGAGTGTCGGAGTGATGATTCGTCGATTGACGGCTCATTCTCGGGTACTTCTCCACAAGAGAGCCTGAATTGCAATTCGAGGTCGACCCGCTCGTAATCATTGGGTTGAAATTTTATGACTGATCCAGTCATCTCGGAAGACGGCGCCGCACCACAGCCGTCCGTGTCCCCAGTCGACAGCGTCACTCCCTCTCCGGAGGCAGAGCTTGACGCCAAAGCCGAAGAAAGCGTACGGGACCGTCTTGGAGATCGCTATGTCCCTATGGATAGCGATCAACAAGAACCGGACACGACAGAGCCGGAGAAAGAATCGGAGGAAGCGCCGAAAGATGCGACTCCGGAAGCACAAGGGGAACCTGAGGAAGAGATTGAGACACCGCCCATCCCAAAGATGGAACCGCGGACGTCGAAATTGGACAAGAGGGTCGCCACTCTCTATCTCCAGAACCTCTTACTCTCGGGAGAGAAGTCGGTACCGTCCGTCGATGAGATCGTCGAAGAACTTCGCAAAGTCCCGATGGAGCAGAAGATCGAAGCGCTCCATTTCCATCGATTGCGGCAGAAGGAGCTCAAGGGAATCCGCCCGACAGGGAAGGATGAACTTGATCCGGAAGATACGGAATCGATACGGGACGCGGAGCGGGAATCGATTCGGCAAGAGATTCTTGCCGAGGAGCACGAACGGCAATGGATGCAATCATTCGTCACCTTCGTGAACGAACACCCGGAACTCGACGAGACTAAGAAGGAACACTTCGATCGACCGTTCGCCTACGCCGTCGAGAGACTGTGCAATGGCGGTATTCCCATCAATGAGGCATACGACATTGTCAGAGAGTCGATATCAGTTGCGAAAGAGTCCGTAGAAAAAGCGGAAAAAAGAGCGAAGCAGAAAGCGCTTTCGGGCGCCATCTCGGCATCCGGAGATGCGAATCCTTCGCACGGCGGTCCGACATGGGAAGAAATGGCGCAACTCCAAAGGAGCGATCCGGAAGAATATGATCGTCTGATCAAGTCCGGATATACCCCGAAGGGTTGAATAATCAGCCAATAAAGTCACAATTATGCCAGCAGATATGGGCACAACGGTGACCGCGCAACAGTTCATGGTGAACACCCTCAAGGTGTTTTTCCGAAAGAGCTTGATTGCGCTCATCACCAACAATGACTTCTATTCCGACGCGGGAGACATCGACGAGAAATCCTCGAAGTCCATCCGATCGAAAAATCAGAAGTTCACCATCTCGACGCTCTACAGCGGCGGATGGACAACCTATTCCGGGTCAACGCTCTCCTGGAATACGGTCAAGGAAGTCGTGAGCACGCTCGTCATTGATCAGTTCAAGACATTCAATGACATCATTCAGTCGCTCGCGTACTTCAAGAGCTCGGTAAAAGACCCGAAGTCATCGGTCATCGAACACGCCGGAGGAAAACTCCGCGAGCTCGTCGACCAGGCGGTACTTGATATGGTCGCCGATGCCGGCGCGGGGAACTGGGTCGGGACTGACTACACGACCGGTACGGTGACCGTCACAGTGACGACCGGTGCCGTCGTTGGTGTCGGGACAACCTTTGCCGCGGGTATGGTCGGGAAGCCATTCAAAGCGGCGGGACACAGTAAGTGGTACCGTGTCGTGACCTTTACCGATACGACGCACATCACCATCGAGAACGACTCGGATGACGAGTCGAGTTCGTATGATGGCGGCGCTATCTCCGGTGGAAGCGCGTACACGATCCAAGCGAACACGAAGATTGCTCTCACGAAGACGAACATCTCGCAGTACTTCACGGAATGTCAGGTTGCCCTCGACAACAACTCGATCCCCGAAGAAGACCGATGGATGGTTTTGCCGGCTTCCGCCAAGAAGCCTCTCAATGCCGCCGCGGAATTCAACAAGGATCTTGAGAAGTCGTTCCAGGCAGTCGTCGTGAAGGGTGTGGTGCAAGAAGCGGCGGGATTCCGTCTCTACTATGTGCCGGATTCATGGGTGAATGGCGACAATTCGAGCGGGTATGAGTGCCCGTTCGGTCATAAGTCGTTCATCACCGCGGGATACGGATTCATCGAGCCAATCTCGATTATCCTCTCGAAGGACAATCAGACCAACTACGGCGACATGATGAAGGGACTCTACGGATACGGACTCAAAGTTGCCGACGAGCGACGCCGCGCGGGCGGGAAGCTCTTCGCCACCTTCTCCATTTCCTAGCCTGCCTTCCGGTAGGTAGGTCTTGATCCCCTCTCCCCTCCTCTCAAGGAGGGGAGAGATGGATCCGGAACGGTCGACGGATTTTTTATAAATAACAACAACATTATGATGGACACAGGAAGTCAGATGATTCTTGATCTCATTCTCAAGAAGACCCCCGGAACGCTTACCGAGGAAGATAAGATATTCCTCCTCGCGCGCCGGAGCTATGTGACGCGACAACAGTTGGAGCTTCTCGGGATAGACCTTGATCAGGAACTCGAAAAGCGAGCCACTCCGGAAGAAAAACAGCCGGCAGAAACGAGTACGGTGAAGCCGTTCTCCAAGATGACGAAGCCCGAACTCCTCGCGGAAGCCGCGAAGCTGGGTATCGCCGTCCCGGACGAGGCGACCAATGATCAGATTCGCGAATTGCTCAAGTAGGTTTTCGAGTCCCGATACACTCGGGACTCCGATTCTGCTCCTCTGACCGGTGGGGCGGAATCGGGGAAAAAATATGATACGACCTGGAACACAAATCGCATCAGTATCGGCGCTCTCCGATAATATTTTTGAGGGCGTGCTTGATGTGTCGGATCTCCGCTCCGCAACCGTGCATATCTCCGGCACATTCGACCTCACACTCATCATTGAGGCATCAAACGATGTTGGGGAGCCGTCCAACTGGATCGCGATCGCGATATTCCCGAACAATGCGTCTCGCGCCGTTGTATCTGCAATTACGGCACCAGGGATGTATTCTGTACCACTCGGGTATCGAGCGCTTCGGATTCGATGCAGTGAGTATGTCTCCGGAACCGCGACGATGAATGCT